TTTGTGCTGCTTTCTGTTGCTCTTCTTTGGCTTTGGCGTCCAAAAGCGCCTGCGCTTTAGCTTCGGCGGCAGCTGTTTTTTCCGCTGCTTCAATCAAATGATCGCACAAACTCATTTGCTCATGATTAACGTTTTGCGCCTTCCACTCTTTTAACTGTTGCAAATCCATTTTCAATAACTCATCCATTAAATTATCCTCCTCATTTTTAGGTTCTTCTTCCGTTAATAGCTGTTCAATAGCGTCATCAGCAAGCATTTGCGGCTGATGTAATGTAGCCTTTTCAGCTGGATTTAACACCACGTCCCACGCATACAGCGTTAACGATTTAGCGACATCAACCGCCGCATCGTTAATGGTTCGACTGGCGGTTTCCCCAGTCATACGATTGGAAAAGCCAAAGGGCAAACCAGAATCGATAAAACTTTTAACCTGCCTGCCCATCTCGGTATCTAACAACATATATTCCGCCCAAACTTGATTCTGCTCATCAATATAAGCATCACGGAATTTGACTGCTGAATGGGGAATTGAAGTTTTAAAATGTACTCGTTTATCCGCACCGATGAAACTAACAGGATGTGGGTGTTCACCGGCATAAGGAAAGTTTTGTGCTTTTAATTCGTCCAAAGCCGCTTGATAAACGGCTCGCGGATATAAACGCACATTGTCATTGACCACATTCACCAGCGAAACGATTTGTTTATACCAACCGCTAGGCTCATTAGTAGTTTCATCTAAGATCGCTTTTGGCTCTGTTAAGTAAAATTCTCGTTTTTCGCCGTTTTCATCGACAATAACGCCGCTTTTCAGCAATTCTTCTCCCAAAATTCATTCCTCCTTTTGTTAGTCAAAATACGGCATATAGGTGCAGCGACAGCGTGGGTGCATGGGCAGAGAGGGACAGTCGTCTATGGGATAAACTTTGCCATGCACAGCGCGACATCGCTCACAACAGCGCTGGTCATTATTCGCCCGCCACTGCACTTTAGCCACACCGCCAGAGCGATACATATGCAAAGCCCCTTGAGTATAAGCCCAGCTTAATTCTGTGCGGGCAATCATTTCAGCACGTCTGGGATCAGCAATAACAGCTGTTAATTCATCGGCAATTTGTCGCCAGCTTTGATGATGGTCAAAACCATTGGCCAGAGTTTGACGTACCGCTTTAAGTGTCGTTTCTTCCAATGATTTCATGGTTGTTGTTATGCGTTCTAATGCCGATTGCTCTAATGCTTGTTTAATCAAGTCGCCGTTAATATTGAATTTTAGCTTAAACCTTTGATTAAACCGTCCTTTGGCTTCTGCCAGCAATTCTTTAGCGCGTTCTTCGCCAACTTCTGCACTTTGCATAAGATAATGACAATAGCTTTCTTCAAAATCTGTGGCTATTCCCTGCCAAACCCCTTGCAGATGGGTCAGATAATCTTCCAGTTTTAGTGATAAATCATCATCAGTCAAAACTTCACCAGATATTATTGCACTGTCTAAAAATCCATTAACTACGGCATGCAAAAAAGAGCTTACTTCTTTTTGTAAGCCCTTTTCCAGTTGATCTATTTTTGTAAAGTCTGCAAGTAATTCATCGTTCAGTGTTTCAGCTTCACTTTTTTGTGCGATTTTACTCTGTTTATTGACGTGATTATCATCACGGCTACCTTCTAACTGTTCCACTATCAGGGACGGGTCTTCTATATCAAAATCGTTAGCAATCAGCTGCACTGCTTTTTCAACAGTGATCAGCTGCTGACCGCCGTTTTTCCCTAGTGCTTGCTGTACCCGTTTCATACGTTCTAAGGGTGTTTCATTAGTTTTCTGGCTCCACACCATATCATACTGCACACTTTGCGGGTTAATTCCTGCCAACATCAGCTGCAAGTCAATAATATCACGATAGCCGCTATACATTTGACTGTCACCATATTCTAAACGGTCAGTAATATCTTCTAAACTCTCTACATATTTGGGATACTGCACCTTTAAAATATCACGGTTAATACTTTGCCCACCAGTGATAATAGCTTTGGGGACAAGGAGATTGACCCAAAGTAAATTCTCCATCAATTCCACATCAGCGATTTGATCTAAATTAGCCTCATCATGCAAAGCAGTGACTTCCACATTGCCAATAAAATCTTTGAGCAGATGAGCGTTTTTGGTCGGCTGTCCTTGTGCATCTACCAATGCATTCTGTCGCTTATATTCTTCAATATCCTTCGCCCGTGTATCTTGCGGCATTTTGTGAGCCAGTTTGCTCACGCTGCGAAACATGCGCCGATAGGCTGTTGCTTTTTCCATTTCTGCTAACATACGATAGGCTTTTCTGGCTACCGCATATTGACTAACACCATAGATTTTTGTTTCATCAGACAGCCAACGAATATGATTCATTTGATAAACAGCAAAATCCTTTCGACTGCTTTCTGGCGGTTTTAGCTGCTGTAATGCGGCTAAATTTAGAATATCAAACTGACTGAAAGCGCGTTGGACGTCATAAAATTCGCCGTACTCATTGATATTTTTCTTGATGGATAAAACCGGCGCTCGCCTAACCTGCATGATCAAACCATCTTTTAAATCAACGATAACGTTTAAAAACAAATCGCCTTCTCGCAATAATGCGGCGGCATGTTCCGTACAGAGACGGTTCAATTTTGTACGCAACAAAAACTCATCAATAACCGCCTGCGCCTTATTGGCGCTAGCAGAAACACGAGAAAAGTTTTTGCCTAATTGCCGCTGTCGTAATTTATCCCGTTCACTGCCTTGTACAATAACAGAAAAACCGCCTTTTGTGGCGTCAGCAGCAATCATTTGATTAGCGCGTTGAAAGCGAATATCGCCATTTTCACTGCATAAACGATTGACCTCTTCAATCATACTGATACGGTCTGTGTTCAGTTTAAACACATCGTATTCATAAGTCGTTGGGCTGTCCGCATAAGAGGCAGCTTGCGTTTCAACTTGTTTTTGTTCCTGCTTGCTGTTGCTGAAATACTGCAAAATAGTATTGATAATGCCCAAATCCTCACCCCCTTTTGGCTTAAAATATATCGTTTAAAACGACTGCACCAGACAATGGTATAAAAACTGGCGGGTGATAACAGGATAGCGCCACTGCATCAGCTCTATCCGGCGAAGGCAACCCTCGTTTCTTTAAATCTTTTTTTCTTTCTAGGGCTATCTTCCCTCGGCTTAAATAGGTGTATTTGCGGCTGGATAACTGTCCAGCTAAATCATCATCATTAGGCAAAATCAAGACGCCTTTGCGCAACAACTCGCGCACTTCTGCCCAAACATAAGTCACGATATTATCATAATCTTCCGCTTCCGGCACCTCTTTTGGCGCAGCAGAGGCAAAGTTGACCGGATAAACCACCAATCTATCCAGCTTTCGTTCCTGAATAACCTCATTTAAACGGTCGGTAACACCGCCACCCAAACCGGTATCGTCAATGACGATTTCAATCTGTTTATGATACGTTGGATATTGGCGCATCAAATATTGGCAATGCTCTAAAATTTTTCCGGTAGTTGCCATCAAATCATGCCCTTTGCTGATATGTGGCAAGGTTATGCGATGGTTGATATTTTGCGCAATGACCGTTTCGTCATCGCCAAATCGTGCAATATCCACCCCTAACCGGATAAAATCAATGGGTGCATTCTCGTCAAATTCACGCATCATTCCTGATTCAATTAAGTCAATGCCGATAAAAACGTCATCTTCTTGTTGAGGAAATTCACCCAACACACGCACGCGAACCACATTGCTTTCGGCGCCGTATTTCTTAATCAAACTGTCGATATTGTCTTTATTGGTGCGCGGGCTGTCTAGTGAGGATACTTTATGGATTTTGTAATGGCTGCGGTCTTTAGTATGACTGTCGTAAAAAACGCCGCTATTTCTGGTGGGATTGCCGCACATCAATAATTTATTATTGACACCAGAAAGTGTGCCCAAAATAGCTTCCATGATAGGATCTGCCACGCCAGAAGCTTCATCAACGATAAAAAGCATGTTATCTTCATGAAAACCCTGCATGTTTTCCGGTTTTGTCGCTGTTCTGGCCACAGCAAACCACCGTTTTTCATAGCCCGTTAAATAGATATACGTTTTGGTCCATTTTAAAATTTCACTCAAAAGCGGACTTCTGCTTTGCCATTTAGCCACCTCGCTCCAAAGCACATCATGTAATTGTTGTTTAGTTGGTGCAGTGGCTACAATTCTCGGAAATGAAAAACAGGTCAAAAACCACAAAAGCGCACACGCCTCAACCCCAGTTTTGCCAACACCCTGCCCACTGCGAACGGTCACTTTGGAACTATGCGCTATATCATTTAGCACATCTTTCTGCCAACTATCCGGTTCAAAACAAAGAACTTCACGGGCAAATTTCACAGGTTCTTGACGATAGCGGGGTATTTTTTGAGCAAAAAGCCGTCGTCTCACTTCACTATCCATCGTCGTCACCCTCTAACAGCGCCGTTACCCAATCATCGACCAATTGTTTTTGGTTGTCCGAAACTTCTCGTTTTAATGCCAAACGCAGCTTAGCCAAATCTTCAATAGCTTTTGTTTTTTTCGCTTGAACTTTCGTCAGTTCCGCTTCCAGCCGCACAATGACATCAAAAGTTGCAATGGTTTTGGTCGTCGTTTCCGTCTGTGATTGTTTGTTGGTGCTGGCGTTAACAAAATTTCCCTCAATCTCCAGCTTTCGTTTAGTCACGCCTTCTAAGGTCAAACCGCCTTTTTGTCCTTTAAAGTCAGCAATCGTTTGGAGCAAACGCCGTTCTCTTAAGGTAAAAAGCATAATTTGTTCTTCCAACAGTGCTTCTTCATTGCTTAAGGTCATTTCTGCCAATAGCGCCTGTTCTTCTTCGCTCAAAACGTCCCAATAAACTTTAGCACGCAAACCATGTTTTAAGGCATTGTGATTGCCTTTGGGCGCACCGCCTGCATTACCTTGTTGACACGCTTTCGGTGCATCGCGCACTTCGGGTAAGGCGGCGTTTTGATGCGTCTTTTTGGCAACCTTTTTATCCTCTTTTTCTGCAACTTCTGCAACCTTTTCAACGGGTTTTGCAACTTTTTCCGTCGTGTTCTGCTTCCAATATCTTGCCGCCCATGATTTGACTGTGCTTTCGGAAACGCCGTATTTTTGGGCGATTTCGCGGTATTTCATGCCCGATTGCCAATCATCATAAGCCGCTTCATACTGTTTCACACCATATTGCCACCTCCCCCTAGGTTGTTCGTCATTTTTTTCTTATGGCACATTAAAAATGCAACCCTATGGTTGCGTCCTGTGTTGCTTTTATTATACTTTTCGATACAATTCCGCTTTGCTATATTGATGATTATCCCCTGCCATCATATTCAAAAAATCATATTTAGAAAAATCACTTAAGAGAAAAAATTATTTTTGCTTCTTTTCTA